TTCGTCGGCAGCGTCAGATGTGTATAAGAGACAGTAATATATATGGGTGGTAGAGGTGCATCAAGTGGAAGAAGAGGCAAAGCGAGTAACGCTAAATACAATGGCTTTAGCATTACTGATGAAAAAGGGAACACAAATCATTATATAGTTATTGGCGGAAAAATCTCGATGGCAACACCAAAAAATGCGAGTGGGGCTTTGGTACGCTATTTTGATAGTAACCATCCTTTTCAAAAAGCTTACGATAAGTACGGGAATGTTGATGCGATTATCAAACGTGTTAATAAGGTCGGAAAGGGCAAGGCTTCAATTTTATCTGATAAGGCAGTAGAAAAAATGAACGCTGATTATGCTAAAGAGTTAGCAAATAGAAAAACAGATTATACTGTCAGAAGTTCAAAAAAAGGCGTTAATAGACACAGATCATACTGGTCAGCAATGTAATGTTAAAGGCACTCGAAAGGTTTAAAATGACATTGGCATACTGAGGCATACTATCTTAAACGCAGAGATATCAAATATAAATTCAATAAAGTACTAGAAAAAAATAAAAGGAAGTATAAAAAATGGGTGGAAGAGGTGCATCTAGTGGGATTAGTATTAAAAAGAAGAAAGTTTATGGAACTGAATACAGGAGAGTTCTAAAAAAAGGGAATATTAAATTTGTTAAATATAATGACGCATCATCGGCAAAAACACCAATGGAAACAATGACAAAGGGACGTGTCTATGTCACGGTAAACGATGATGATGAACTTGTGGCAATTACATATTATGATAATACAGGCAAAAGAACAAAGCAGATTGATTTAAATCATATGCATAATAAGATGCAACCTCATACGCATCATGGATATTTTCATAATGAAAATGATGGCAAAAAAGGCGCTACTAGATTAACCAAGGAAGAAAAGAAAATGGTTGAAAGCGTTGAAAAAGTATGGCATGCTTATCTTAGCAGAAGATAGTTTAGGCTGGCAGAACAGGTTGATAGACAAGGCATCGGTTCAATTCCGGTTGACTGCTAAGAATTTAGGAGCTCTTAAGGGCTCCTTTTTTATGTTATGAAAATGACGGTAAAAAAGGAGCGGCAAGGCTTACCGATAAAGAAAGGCGAATGGTTGACAAAGTTAAGGAGTTTTGGTTAAATAGAAAAAAAGGGAAGTAGTAGTATAGAGGTTGATTACACTTTGATGTATGGTTTTTCCACTGAGGAGACTCACGTTCGAATCGTGACGCTTTCCTTTTTTTATTGTAAGAGCTGATGTAGTAAGGTACAATTCCAACATGATTATATTATTATTTTAACTTGTAAAAGCAACTCAGAGAATGGGTTGCTTTTTTGCGTTGAAAGGCAGGTGATAGCAATGGCAAAAAGTGAGTTCGCAAACATGACACCAGAAGAAAGAAGAGAGAACGGCCGAAAAGGCGGACTTGCATCTGTCAAGGCAAGAAGAGAAAAGAAGGCAATGAAAGACAATCTTGCATCGCTTCTTTCCATGTCTCTTAAATCCGGTAAGATAGCCGATGTGGACACAATCAAGAACTTTGCTGCATTGAATGGCAAGAATGTGACTGTACAGGATGCAATACTCATTAAACAGGTTCAGAAGGCAATGAAGGGCGATACTAAGGCGGCAGAATTCATTAGAGACTTAAGCGGTAATAAGCCTGGCAGTAGTCTTGACATCAAGTCAAATGGACAGATAGTAATTATAGATGACATCGAATAGAGCAAAGCTTTCTGACATTATAGGCCCAGCATTCTATGATCTTCATAAATATGTTAAGACCAATGCATATACACATTACTGGCTCAAGGGTGGACGTGGTTCCTTAAAATCTTCTTTCATTGGTACAGAAATTCCTTTAGGGATTATGAGAGATGCGAAACGTGGTGTAATGAGTAATGCCGTTGTTATCAGACGTGTAAAGGACACTTTAAGGGGCTCAGTCTATGAACAGATTAAATGGGGCATATTCATGCTGAAGGCTGAAGAAGATTGGGATATACCTGAATCTAAGTTACAGATGACATACAGGCCGACAGGACAACAGATAATATTCAAAGGTGCTGACAATCCTAAGAAGTTGAAATCTATCAAAGTGTTTGTCGGTTATGTTAAATACGTATGGTATGAAGAATGCGACGAATTCGAAACATACGATAAAATAACCAATATCAATCAGTCACTTCTTCGTGGTGGGCATGAGTATTGTGTATTTTACTCTTTCAACCCTCCTGAATCACAAAGAAATTGGTGCAACAGGCAAGTTCTAGTAAAAAGGGATGATACATATGTCTCTCACACAACTTACTTACAGGCGCCACCTCAGTGGCTTGGGGAGCAGTTCTTAATAGAAGCCGACCACATGAAGGAGACAAAGCCTGATAAGTATAAGCATGACTATTTGGGAGAGGTAACCGGAACAGGTAGCGAGGTTTTCACAAACCTTGATATACGTGAGATAACCGACGAGGAAATACAGGTATTCGATAGATTAAAAAACGGACTAGACTTTGGTTATGCTGGTGACCCATTGGCATATGTCAAAGCAAACTATGACAAGACGCGCAGGCGTCTTTTTATTTTTGGTGAAGTATATGGAACTAGACTATCAAATGCCAAGGCCGTGAAACTCATAAAAGAGATCAACCCACTCAATAAGCTAGTCACTGCTGATTCAGCTGAACCAAGAACTATTAATGAATTCAAGTTATTAGGTCTCAATATCATCGGTGCAAAGAAAGGCGCTGACAGTGTGGACAATGGAATAAAGTTCCTTCAGGACTTAGACAAGATAATTATAGATCCTGTTAGATGCCCCAATGCTGCACGTGAATTCAATGACTATGAAATTGAAATGGATAGAGACGGCAACCTTAGAGGGGAGTTCCCCGACAGAAACAACCACACTATAGATGCGGTTAGATATGCTATAGAAAATGAAATCCTTATGAAGAAGGCAAGAGCAGGAAAGAGGAGATTTTAAAAGATGTATTATACTTTCACGATTCCACGAGAAGAATTCGACGAGACAAACATAGACAGAAGCATGATCCTTCGTCTCATTAGCAAGCATTATAGTATTCGTGCTCCTGAGATATTGAAGAATGTCGGTTACTACTTTGGTAAGCATGCCATCATGAACAGGAAAAAGAAGTTCAAGAACCAGCCGAATAATAAGATCATGGTAAACCATGCTAAAGATATATCAGATACAGCAACGGGCTATTTTCTTTCAAACCCTATCACATTCAAGAAGAATACAGAAGACGGCAATATTGACAAGCTGACAGGTGCTTTTGTTGATGCAGAAACAGATGATACAGATTCATGCAATGCTATCAATATGTCACGTGCTGGTGTCGCTTATGAGTATGTTTACTTATGTGAGCATGAAAGCAAGCTGATGACTAAGACACTTGACCCATTGTCAACGTTCAAGGTTTTCGATGCTTCAATTGAGCAGCATGAACTATTCAGTGTTTATTATTCGATTGAAAAAGATGATTCTACTGACAGGTTCAATATCATCGCAACAGTAACAACTGAGAACTATGTCACAAGAATCGGAATCACTTGCAATGAGGAATTCGAAAAAGGCGAGTTTTCAGAACTAGGTGAGCCTTACCCACATTTCTTAGGTGAGGACCCTATCATTGAGTATAGAAACAACATGGACTGCATTGGAGACTATGAACAGCAGATTTCTCTTATCGATGCATACAATACATTATGCTCTGACAGAATCAACGATAAGGAGCAGTTCATTGACGCAGTGCTTGTTGTCTATGGTGCTCTTTTAGGTGATGACGATGAAGAAGCAACAAAAGCACTCCAGGCTATCCGTAAGAACGGTGTTATGGAACTTCCTAGTGATGCACGCTCTGAATATCTGACTAGAACTTTTGACGAGAATGCGGTGGAAACACTCAAGCGCTCAATAAAGGAAGATATCTATTCACTTTCTCATGTTCCTAATCTGACAGATGAAAACTTTGCTGGCAACAGTTCAGGCATTGCCATTCAATATAAGCTTCTAGCACTTGAGACCCTCACCAAGACAAAAGAGAGATATTACAAGAAGGGGCTTAAGAAGCGTATAAGAATGTTCTGTACTTACCTCAATCTAAAAGCAATTGCTGCTGATCAGTCAATGATTGAGCCTGTTTTTACAAGAGGATTACCACAGAACCGTCTTGAATTATCACAGATTATTGCGAATCTTAAAGGTGTTGTATCAACTAAGACACTTCTTGCACTTCTTGACTTTGTTTCAAATGTTGATGATGAAATGAAAGAAGTCAAAAAAGAAAAACAGGAAGCACTTGAAACACAGAAGCAGTTATTTGATACCGAAAATCAGAATACTCCTCCAGAAGATGAAGAAGAAACAGAGGAGCATGAGAACGATGATAATGATGATGATAAAGAAATGGAATAATAGTGCTCTGTTATGACTAACATTAAAAACATAAAGTACTGGGAGATGCGAGAAGCAAGGAACATGTACAAGGATATGCAGTTAGCTGAGGACTGCGCTAAAGATTTGAGTGTAATCTATAGCAAGGCTGCAATCTACACTGCCAAGCAGATTGAGGGAATATTCAATAGATTCGCTTCAAAGCATCATCTAACAAGAGACGAGGCTATTAATCTTCTTTCAGAGGCTGACAGTAAAGATTTCGAAAAACTGCTTGAAGCATACAAGAATAAGACGGGTGCCCAAAAAAGAGAGGTACTGGCAGAATTGGAAGCCCCAGCATATAAGAATCGTATGAAGAGGCTAGATGATATTGATAAGTCAATAAACAGGCTAATTAATGCGGTTGCATCAAAAGAAAGAGATGCAATAGACAAGACAATGCGAAAGGTCTATGAAAGCAGTTATCACCATGCAGTATATGAAGCTGCAAGAATGAGCGGTCTAGATCTTCAGACAGGTCCTATTGATGAAGGCGCTCTTGAAACCATTCTGAAAAAGAAATGGTCAGGTCAGAACTATTCCGAAAGAGTATGGAACAATACTCAGAAGGTGGCCGATGCACTAAAAGAGGAGTTCATGATAGGAGCACTTACAGGAAAGACAGAGAAGGAAATGACCGACTCAATCAACGAACAGTTCCTATCAGGTAGAAATAAAGCTAGAAGACTTGTAAGAACCGAATCATCATACATTCACAATGAGGCGCACTTCCAGGCTTACAAGGATTATGGCATAGAGGAGTATAGATTTGTTGCAACACTAGACCTTAGAACGTCCCAAATTTGCCGTGAGAGAGACGGAAGTGTATACAGGGTGAATGATAAGAAGATAGGCGTAAACGCCCCTCCAATGCACCCATGGTGCCGTTCTACAACTATTATGAATCTTGATGATGAAACTATGCATAATCTAGAAAGATTTGCTAGAGACCCTGTCACAGGTGAAAGGATAAAGGTTCCAGCAGATGAGACTTATAAAGAGTGGTATCAGAGAATGGTTGAAAAGCATGGTGCAGATGCAATTAACACTGCTGAGAAATTAGTTGAGAATCGTTCTAGTGACAGGAAACAGCAAATAAAATACCTCGATTTGTTGGGTAAGCAAAATATACCTTTATCACTATCAGAATTTCAAAATTTGAAGTATAATGATAAAGAGAATTGGTTACTATTACAAAAATACAAGAGATCGCGTAGCTCAGGAAAATTATCAGCATTTTCAACATTTGAAGACTATAAGAAGTATCGTAAAATCATACAAGATGAAATTGTTGGGCGTACAACTAAGGATGGAGTTGTAATAAAATCGCAAAGTGACCATTTTATCGAAAGAGTATTAGGGACAACCGAAAAAGAAGGCCCTCAAAAGAATAAGAAACGTGAAGGTGTTGAAATAGAGGATGTTATTTCTGCACTAACTGACCCAGAAAAAATAACCGAAAAAGAAAATGGTAAACGTATAAGCAGAAAGTATATAGGTGAAAACGTAGAAGTTACACTTAACCCTGATACTGGAAATTTAATTCAAACAAACCCTAAGAAAAGAGAGTGAATTGTGATGTACAAATTATTGGATGAAGATGTGAAATTATTGAAAAAGTTGCTTCTTATGAAAGATTGGAACCCGGAAGACGGTTATTCAAAAGAATGTGTTATTGAATATGTTAATGCGAATAGAGAACTAAATAATGAAGAGATTAATCAGATTCGTAATTACGTATTAGACAAGAATCTTGAATATGGATTTGATGATAATGAAGAACCTAATGAACTAGGGTATGCAACTGAAGAATTAGGCGATAGACTGTTTTATGCTATGGATGATTAGTTAAATCCTTTAGTTGATAAAAAGACAACGTGAAAGGACTTGGAATATATGGCAAGGGATGATTATCATGTAATTGTTTATCAGATTCTATCCTACCTGTATATGCAGCTCAAGCAAGGCAAGGATATTGATGCATCACTCATAAGACACGACAGTAAATATCTGCAGATCAACAGAAAGTACTGGACTTATGTCATTGTGAATCTGTTGAATGAGGGATATATCAGTGGGATAGTAATTGATAAGGATATAGACGAAAACATAGATATATACAATCTTGATAAATGTGAGATTACACCAAAAGGAATAGAATACCTTACTGATAATTCAACTATTGAAAAAGCCAAGCGATTTATGAAAGACTTGAAAGACATATTACCGTTCGTATAAGCCGACTATTTTTTAGTCGGTTTTTATTTTGCTCAATTTCAAGAAAGGAGAACCATATGGCTGAAGGATTGAAACCACATCATCACCAGTACTTTGAGTATGACTGTAAAAGTCATTTTGACAGCCGTAGGCACGTCATTGTCAAGAAGGTGACATATATGTGCATGATATGCGGAAAACTCTCACACGAGACATATGAAGAGTACTGTCCGCCTCCCAAGGAAAGAAAACCTAAAGCATTGATGAAATACAGAAGCAGACAGAAGAGCGGTTGATGTTCTTCTTTTTTTCTGTTTGTCCATAACGTGCATATGACATTAAAAGGTGCATGGATATAACAGTCATACGGACTATAAACGGAGGAATTAAGTTATGGAATACATTAAGAATATGATGCCTTTGAACCTTCAGCTTTTTGCGGAAGAAGGGGAAGAGGGGGAAGAAGATAAAGGCGATGAAGGGAATCCCGATAATGCGCAGTCAGGTGAACCTGAAGATGGTAAAGCTAAAGTAACAACCCTCACAGAAGACGATGTGGACAGAATCGTCCAGAAGAGACTTGCCCGTGCAAGAAAGAAGTGGGATAAGGATCATACGGAAGCCGAAAGGCTTCAAAAGATGACAGATGATGAAAAGAAGCAGTATGAGGAAGACAAGAGAAAAGAAGAACTTGACAATAGAGAAGCAGCAATTACTCGTAGAGAACTGACTGCAGTTGCCAAGGAACAGCTTAATGCTGCAGGAGTTCCAGCAGGCATGGCTGACTTCATTGACTACACTGATGCTGATTCTGTAAATGAATCTGTCAAAAGACTCTCTAAAGCATTCAAGGGAGCGGTTCAGCAGTCTGTTGATGACCGATTAAAAGGGAAAGCACCTTTAGACAAGGCAAAAAACAATGTATTGACTGCTGAAGAAGAGAATGCAAGAAAAGCATTCGCGAATGCACTTAAATTTTAGAAAAGAGGTATAGAACATGGCAATTAACACATTACAGTATTCAACTATTTTTCAGACTGAACTAGATAAACAGATGGAGCATCTCACTCTTACATCATGGATGGATGCCAATGCCGGACAGATTAAGTATGACGGTGGTGCAGAGGTAAAAATCCCTAAGATGTCATTAGTGGGCTTAGGAGACTATAACAGAGACGAAGGATATAAACAGGGTGCTGTTACTCTTGAATATGAAACATTCAAAATGACACAGGACCGTGGAAGAAAGTTCCTTCTTGATGCAATGGATGTAAATGAAACTAACTTTGTGGCATCTGCTGGCACTGTCATGGGAGAATTCCAGCGTTTACATGTTGCTCCTGAAGTAGATGCTTACCGTATTTCTAAGGTTGTTTCTGATGTTACAGAAAAGAAATCAGCCAACATCCTAACAACTGCATTGACTGAACAGAATATTCTTTCTGAATTAGAAAAGGCAGCGGATACTATCCGTGATAAAGGATACCAGGGTGATATCATCTGTCATATTACATATGATACTTTAAGATTATTAAAGGAAAAGATGGTAAACAGCAGTCTTACATCAGGTAAATTAACTATTGGAAATATCACATTAGACATCTATAAGCTTGATGAAATCACATTCATTCCTACACCAAAGAACAGAATGTATTCAGCTATCACGGTTGATGCTGGAGCAACAAAAGACAAAGGTGGATATACAAAAGGTGATACTGCTAAGGATGTAAACTTCTTAATGGCGCCAATCAATAGTGTTATTGGTGTTACTAAACAGGACAAGACAAGAGTATTTGACCCTGATACTAATCAGGATGCAAATGCTTGGCAGATTGACTATAGAAGATATCATGACTGCTGGGAAAAGGACAACATGCTTGACCTAATCATTGCTAACGTCTCAGCTGGTGCATAATGATCATTGTAAAAAGAATCAACGTTGAAAGGGCCATCCATGAGGATGACCTTCAGCGTTATACAAAACAGGGATATCGTGTCATTGAAGACAAGAAGAATGATGAAGATACTCCTGTAGAAAACAATGAAGTGACGGACCTCAACGATATGACTGTTGACCAGTTAAAGACTATTGCAAAGGAAAAGGGCGTTAGCGGATATTCTAGTCTTGTTAAAAAGGAACTGGTCGCAGTTCTCACTAAGATGCAGGAGGAGTAATCTATGGATCTAGTTAAGATTGTTGCTGAAAGAACAGGAATGAGTCAGGAACGTGCAAAAATCTATGTTGAAATGGCAAAACAGCGTGCTCTTGCACATACAAACCGCACTGTATACATCACTGCAATGGATTTCTGTGTGGCTGATCTAGCATGTGCTATGTACTTCAGAGAGGGCATGGTCGGAGAATCATCACATTCAGAAGGTGGCATCACATCTACTTTTCAGTCTTCCACCTATGAAGATATTCTCTCAACTCTCAACAACTTAAGAATGATTCGCGCAGGAGGAATCGTGCACGAAAAGAAGCCGGAGGGGAATCAATGAGACTTTCAGCGCTTAAGAACTATCCTGTATATGAGCCTGTCATTGAAAAAGATGGTGAAGGTGTCACCACTGAAAAGTGGATCAAGAGAAAATCAATGCTTCTTGAGATATGGCCTGCATCCGGTAAGTTACAGGCTGAAATGTATGGGGAGAGACTGAACTACATTTTTAATATGATTCTTCCTAAGAATAAGGATGATGATTTCAGACCCACTGAAAAGTGGGGAGTGAATGTCTATAATCATTCAATCGATGAACCGGATTATAGAATCATCAGCATGAAGGAATATAACAGACACTATCTCTATGAACTGGAGAAGATTATTAAATGAGCCTCAATGGTGCTAATGAATTATTTAGAAAGCTTCGTGCTATAGATGCCGTTCTTGAGAATCCTGAACAGGTTCTTGGAAAGGCTGCAGAAACCATAAGAAGTGGGTGCGTTCTTGAGTGTCCTGTTAATGATGGTGAATTAAGAAACTCCATTAAGACACGTGTTGAAGGAGACAAGGGATATGTTTATACAAATAAGGCATATGCCCAATATGTCGAATTCGGAACAGGTCGAAAAGGTGCTGCAGACCATGCTGGAATATCTCCATATGTACATCCTTCTTATACTATGGAACCTTGGTGGATTCCTGAAGATAAGCTATCAGAAAGTGCGATAAAGCATTATCATTGGGTAGTTATTGAGGTTGATGGCAAGAGATATTACAGGTCGGATGGACAGCCTGCACAGCCATTCATGTACCAGGGAGCAAAGAAGACTGAAAAGAAAGCAGTGAAGGATGCTGGTATAGTAATCAGCCAGTTAATTGAAAAGGATTAAAAGCATATGATCAACATTAAAGATAAAGTATATAAGGCTCTGACAGATGAAGGCCTTGAAGTCACTGATATCTATCCTAAGGACTGGGCAAAGCTTCCAGCAGTTCAGTATGTTGAGGAAGATAACAGCGTGGCAGAATGGACGGATGACAAGGAGCAGACATCACATGTCCTTTACAGAATCGAAATCTGGGATACTAAGAGTACATCGGGTACAGCCTTGAAAGTTGATAAGGCATTATCATCAATGGGGCTAAAGAGAGTATCATGCAGAGATATTGATGATGCATCAGGACTTAGACACAAGAAAATGAGTTATGAAGCATTTTATGATAGTGATTACATCTATCACGGTATGTAACTGATAAGGAGGAATTATATAATGCTAGCAAATGGCGCTAAATTATCTTATGACAAGACAAACAAGGGAACTACTTTCACTGACCTTCCAGGGTTGAAGAAGATTCCTGACATGGGTATTGAAAAAGAAAAAGTTGAAAACTCTTCACTTGATGATACAGTTAAGGTCTATGAGTTTGGTATCGGAGACCCTGGAGACCTTGAATATACATTCAAGTATGACAACAGCAAAGCAACATCTTCATACAGATTAATGAGGGAACTAGAAAAAACAGGAGCTACCGCAATGTTCAAGGAAACATTGAAGGACGGCACTACAACTACATTCTCAGGACAGGTCACTGTTAAAAGAGCGGGCGGTGGTGTCAATGATGCTATTGAATTTACTGTTGCAATCGCATTACAGTCTGAACTCACTATTACTGATCCAGCAGAAGCAGCAGCATAGAAAGGAAGATATAGATAAATGGTAGAAAAAGCAAAAAGAAAACCGTTCATTATTTGGAAAATCGGTGAAGAAGAATACAAATTAAAACTGACAACAGGAGAAATCTCTAGACTAGAACAGATGTATGGTGGAAGTCTTATCAACCTTCTTAATACAGAAACAGGCATGACACCATTATGCACTATGCTGGACATCACACATGGAGGTCTTCAGAAATTCAACAGCAACATCGACAGAAGCGATGTGAATGATATGTTTGATAGATACATCGATGAAGGTGGCTCACAGACAGAGTTCCTTAGTGATGTTCTTATTCCATTGTTCCAGGTATCGGGTTTTTTCTCTGGGGCTCTCGAAACGAAAATGGAAAAGGAAATGGCGGAAGCCAAGAAGAATCTCTAGAAGATATCCTGATTACAGATTACATATACAAGGCGGTCTATGATCCAGCGCTTGATGCTGGAGTAGACCCCTTTTCATTTTGGAATTATTCGTTAGATGAGCTATACGATATTATTTCAGCGCATGAAAGAAAGAAAAAAGAAATGGTTCGACAGGAAGCGATATCTCTTCAGATACAGGCTCTTCAGATAAGGGATTGTATTTCTGCTGTCCTTAATGGCAAGGATGATTCATTCACTCCTGCACAATTGTGGGACTTCTATCCTTCACTTTTTGAAGAGGATAAGAAAGAGTTTGAAAAAGAGAAGGAAAGAAAAGAGATTGCAAGCGCTAGATCTTCTCGTATTGCCTTCAGTAGAAGACATAATGAAGCACTAAGAAAAAGAAAGGCGGTGATGCAGAATGACGGTAGAGGAACTGCAGATAGTAATATCTGCTCAGACGAAATCAGCGAAATCAGAACTGAACAGCGTGAAGAATGAAGTCACCGGCCTAAAGAATCATGTTGATAAGGTCACAGGCTCAATTGGCAATTCATTCAAGAGTATCCGCAATATTGTGGCGGGTCTTGGTATTGCTTCTCTGATTAAATCAACGATATTAGGGAATGTGGATGCTGCAATCAAGAGAGTCGATACTCTTAGCAATTATAGCCGTGTGATGTCGAATCTAGGCGTTGGCAGTGTTCAAGCGAATGCATCTGTACAGAAACTAAGCAATAAGCTTATTGGCCTCCCAACAACCCTAGACGATGCATCAGGCGCAGTACAGAGATTTACATCAGTGAACAGTAACATCTCTAGATCAACAGATATGTTCCTTGCACTAAATAACGCTATTCTAGCCGGTGGTGCAAGCTCTGAGATACAGAAATCAGCACTTGAACAGTTGTCACAGTCATATGCTAAGGGTAAACCTGATATGTTTGAATGGCGTTCAGCGATGACTGCAATGCCTGCACAGATGAAACAGGTGGCTGAGGCCATGGGTTTTGTCAATGCTTCAGCATTAGGCGAGGCATTAAGAAACGGAACTGTATCTATGGACCAGTTCATGAATACTCTTATGCAGTTAAACACTCAGGGCATTAACGGCTATCAGTCATTTGAGGAACAGGCAAGAAATGCGACAGGTGGAATTTCTACATCAATCGCTAATATGAGAACAGCTATTGTTAGATGTATGTCCGAAGTAATGAATACAATCGGGCAGTCTAATATTGCTGGATTCTTTACCAATATTGCAAAGGCAATTAACTCATGCGTCCCATATGTTGTTGCATTCACTAAAGTTGTTATGGTCGCCGTTGGGTATCTGACGGCACTGTTTGGTGGCAAGTCAAAGAAGTTGAGTTCTTCTTTTGGTGGAGTGTCAAACAATGCTAAGAAGGCAGCAGGAAACACAGGGGCTCTTGCAAAGAATATGAACGATGCTTCCAATAGTTCGCAGAAGCTTTCTAAAGGCGCAGGTGGAACAGGAAGCGGATTAAAAAAGGCAGCAGGTAATGCTTCTAAACTCAAGAAGGAATTGAAAGGAGCTCTTGCTGGATTCGATGCAATCAATAACATCAATTCAAGCAATGGTTCAAGTGATCCGTCTTCAGGTGGCTCAGGTGGTTCGGGCGGTGCTGGTGGTTCCGGTGGTGATATCGGCGGATTCAGCATGGATGACAGTGGTGCAGAAGAACAGAAAGGGCTTCTTGAAGAAGTAGACAAGCAGTTAGAAGAAATCAAGAAGAAGGTTGCGGAATTCTTCCAGCCATTAAAGCAGTCATGGGATAAGTTTGGTGCGCCGATGATTGCAGCTGCAGTATATGCATTTAATGGTGTCAAGAATCTTCTTATGGAAATCGGCAAGTCAATGTATACAGTGTGGGAAAACGGCACGGGCGCAAAGACTGTTGAACTGATATTGAAGATATTCACTAACATCTTCAAGATAATTGGCAATATCTCTCAAGGATTGGCCGATGCATGGAACACTGCAGGCCTAGGTGATTCAATCATCCAGCATTTATGGAATATATTTAACTCTATATTGAAGATCATCAATGAGATTCTGAAAATTGTGAGAGATATAACTAAAGCGATTGACTGGACTGTAGTACTAGGTGCAGTGAATGTGGTTCTTAGTATCATTGATGGGCTATTCTCTTTCATAGCAGATAATGTAGGTCTTATTCTTGGCATTCTTTCCGCTATTGCTGGATTATCATTGTTTTCTACTCTTGCCGGAATTCTTGGTACTGTTATCACACAGATACAGCTTGCAGTGGGAGTATTTTCAGGTTGGGCATCACTTGCAACTGCATTGAGCGGTGCATTTGGAATTCTTCCACAGATATTCGCATCTATTGTAATGGCTGTGAACCCTGTAAATGTCATCATAGGGGCAGTCATTGCTACAGTGGTAGACTTATGGCAGAAGAGTAAGAGCTTCAGAGATGACATAGTAAGCATTCTAGGAAATATCGCCACTATTGTTCAGAAGGTATTTCTAAATATTGTGGCACCTATCATTGATACAGTTGGTAAAATCATCATGGATTTTGTGGAAACTGTTCTCAAACCGTTGTGGAACGCATGGGAGAATGTATTCCAGAGCATAATGGGATTATTAAGTGATTTTCTAAAGTTCGCCACACCTATATTCAGCACAATTCTTGATATTCTAGGACCTGTATTCGAATTGGCCTTAACACTATTGAGAGGTGTATTTGATATGGTATTTGCTGCAATCAGGGGAATTATTGAACGCGCAGACAAAACAATCTGCGAAAGAGTCAACAATATCAGAGAATTCTTCCGTAATCTAGGTGAATGGATGGAAGGAACTTTCGGTTTCAGATGGAAGAATGTGTTTGAAACGGTTAAGAATGCCGTCAAGGCGTTCAGAGACTACATGGGTCCTATCATTAATTCATTGGAAGTTATTTTCTTGGGTCTTACTAGCTTTATCAGTGGTGTATTCTCAGGCAACTGGAGAAGAGCATGGTTTGGTGTCAGACAGATATTTGAAAGTATTGTTTCCGGATTAGGACACATCTTCAAGGCTCCATTGAATTTCATGATTGATGGAATCAATAAATTCTTAAGCGGCATTGGCAAGGTAAAGATTCCTGACTGGGTTCCTGGAGTCGGTGGAAAAGGATTCTCTATCCCTAGGATTCCTAGACTAGCAAAAGGTGGTATCGTAAGTGCATCCACTATCGCCAATATTGGTGAAGCAGGAACAGAAGCAGTAATACCATTACAAAGAAACACACAGGGACTTGATATGATTGCTGAAAAGATTTCAGAAAGATTATCACTTTCTCAAAATGACGGCACAGGCGCTACCTACGTCATTAAATTAGTTCTTGATGATGGCAGAGTAATCACAAAGATGGTGATTGACAATATCAAGGACTATGAAGCACGCACAGGAAAGCCTGTATTTGACTATTAGGAGGTGGAATGAATGGCAGATGAAGCGAAAATCAAGATAAACGGAACACTTATTCCGACTCCTTCAGAGATTAGCGTAGAAATCAATGATCTAGATTCGGATAGTGTCAGACCTGTCTCAACAGGCATCTTAAGAAGAAATAGAATACGTTCTAACATGCTTAAGATTACATGTACATATAAGTTGAATACATTTACAGATGTAATGAATATTTTGAAGGTACTCACTCCGGCAGAGTTCACGGCAGAACTCTACATTCCTGATCATGGTATCAGAGGAACCAAGAAGATGTATGCTTCAAATAAGAAGTACAATTATAAGAGAGTGCAGTCTGGTCTAAAGGCAGATTCATTCTCTTTCTCTCTGATTGAGGTGTGATCATATGCTTATAAAGTATGGAGAGACAAATGTAACGGACAGACTTCTTGATTATAAGATGTCTGTCTCTTTTGCTGACTGCCGTATGATAGGCAACGTTCCATCAATTGAATTGACAATGAAGTTCGATAACTATGACGGCATTCTTGACAATATCGACATCAGCAAGTACTGGGAAGTCAAGGAGAATGATGCATCTGATACAAGATACTTCAAGGTGTATGATCAGCCGGAGAAGTACACCAAGGAACTCACTCTCAAGATGTATGACAACAACTATTCTCTTGACAAGGCATACGATACTAAACTGTCTTATCCTGTCACTATAAAAGACCAGCTAGACGAGATTGAAAGTCTGACTGGTCTTTCTATTATTCGTGAAGGAATACCGCAGTACGTTCTTGATAAGAGTGTATCATGGTATGATAACACGATTGTGATAAGAAACTATCTTGGGTGGATTGCTGAACTGTTTGGGGCTAATGTCTATGCAAAGGGAATTGATTCTATTAGATTTGTTCCAATTGAAAAGACTGCATTTGCAACTACACAGGATTTAACAGATTATGAGAAGAATGAAGTGTATACACTCACAAGAGTATATGCTGAAAATGGTCTCAATCCTCTTTCTAAAGGCGACGAAACAGGAAATACGCTATTTATTGATTCAGCAAATCTATATGCAGATGAACAGAGCATTATAGACAGCATCTATGACAGACTTAAAGGATTGACTTTCAATCAGGTGAAGAATGTCACAATGATATCGGTTGATAACCTTCTTCCTGGTGCTCTTGTTAATTATAACAGCAATGAATTCACTTTCTTTGTATCGGATCTAACTGTCAATTACAAAGGTGGACAGTTCTCTATGTCTACGGTTGACGGCAGTGTGACAACAAAGAATGAAGAAAAGACAGTGAATCGTGTATCTAATACAACACGAATCAGAAAGCTACAGGTTAAACAGGACCAGGAATCATTGAAACTAGATATAATCGCAAAGGAACAGGAAGGCATCAATGACAAGATGGCGCAATTAAGCCTGTCCAATGAGAAGATATCGCTAAGGGTATCAGAAGTTGAAGAAAAGGCTGGAGAAGCAATAAAACAGGCACAGGGTTCTGTTAAGAAATTTGTTTGCGAGTACGCTAGTTCAACAGATGGAGTTACACCTCCCAAAACAGGTTGGTCAGAGACTGCACCGAAATGGCGTCCTGGATTCTATATATGGCAGAGAACAGCCACAACGATCAACAATACTGTCACATACAGTACACCAGTCTGTATAACAGGTGCAAAAGGCGAGGATTCTATATTATTGTGTATAGAATCATCAAACGGCACGACATTCAAGAACAGTGATGTGGCAACTATATTCACAGTGAATATCTATGTGGGCGGAGTTGTGATTGATAACTCTTCAAAATTGAGAGAAACATTTGGAGATAATGCATATCTGCAGTGGCTCATTAAAAGGCACGGAGAGACAGAATTCAGCAAGATCCCGTTAGATGATTCAAGACTCAATGATAACGGGTTCATGTTTACTATTTCAGCAAAGGACATTAAATTCAAGGCAGTATTCAACTGCGAATTAAACATTTAGGAGGAAAATTATGGCAATTAAAGCGGTCAATCAGATTGACGTTATCGACTTAACCGATGGTTATTCCGTCGTATTAACTAATGACAACTATACATTCTTAGGTACTACTACTTCTGTAAACGGTACACAGACAACTACTACACAGGTAATGGCATTGTGCGGGAGTGAACAGGTTCCGTGTACTGTAGGAACTATCACATGTCCTACAGGAATTTCAGCAGTGTCTGACGGTAAGTCACCAATGCCAACAATCACAGTTACTGCAACATCTGCATTAACTAAGAGTGGTACTGTCACTATTCCTATTGTTGTGAATGGTGATATCACAATCAACAAGACATTCAGTTACTCAATCGCATTCAAGGGTCAGACAGGTCAGAATGGTACAAGTGTTACCGTAAGTTCTACTTCTGTAACTTACCAGGTCGGTGCAAGTGGAACTACTAAGCCAACAGGTGATTGGAGCGCTACTGTTCCAAATGTACCTAATGGTCAGTTCCTTTGGACTAAGACAGTAGTTAGGTATTCTGATGGCAAATCAACAGAAGCCTACTCAGTCTCTTACAAGGGTACAAACGGCTCAAATGGTTCAAACGGTACAAGCGTTACTGTAAGTTCAACATCTGTAACATACCAGGCAGGCACAAGCGGCACTACTCCTCCAACAGGAACTTGGAGTACTACAGTGCCTAGTGTGGCAAATGGTCAGTACTTATGGACAAAGACTGTTGTAAACTATTCGGATGGTAAGCATACTGAATCATATTCTGTATCTTACAAAGGTACAAACGGAATCAACGGAACAAATGGCAAGGATGCTATTACCATGGCTATCACCTCAAGCGGTGGAACAATCTTCAAGAACACTGCTATTGCTACAACTTTAACTGCTCATGTTTATAAAGGTGGAGTTGAAGTGACTGGTTCTGCGTTATCTGCATTAGGAGCTATCAAGTGGTATAAGGACGGCGGAACTACTTCGGTAGCGATGGGTTCGACCTTTACAATCGATGCGGGCGATGTTTCTAACAAAGCCACATTTAGTGCTCAATTGGAGGGATAAATATGGCCGTCAAAACTTCGTGCGGTAGGAATTTATTTTTAGACAGTGATTTAAAAATATGTAATGAAACACGAAATTGGTCTCAAAATTTTAAAAGTCATGTCTCAAGTGAAAACAATGTTAATTATGTGACAATGACGGGTACTCAATGGTATTTAGGTCAATATGTTGAACTAGAAGAAGGGGAAACATATACTATGAGCTGCTTAGCAAGAGTGAATAAAAACTCTAAGCTGAAGAAGTTCTATCTCCATATTAAATTAGATATATCGAATATTCCAGGAGTCATTGATAATGAATTTTGTACTGATAATTTTCAAAGATTATCTTATACCTTTCGATGGAATTTACCAAACGGTAGAGAAAAACTGCATTTTCTGTTAAGAGATAATGATGCAACAGTTGATATTGCTCTACTTAAACTTGAAAAAGGTAGCAAAGCCACTCCCTGGTCACCTGCACCGGAAGATATTAAAACCCCAGGATTTGTTCAAGCCAATGCGACAATTACTCTTGCAAGAGTCAACGATGGCGAGGACGGGCAGGGAATTCGCTCAATCACTCCGGAGTATTACTTATCAG